TTCACTATCGTGATAATTTGATGTTTCAAATAGACCTCTTTTCCATTCATAGTGGTATTCAACTTTCCGTTTATATAAGTCACCCCACCCCAGTTATAAGCATTATATGCTATACGATTTAATGAAATACTTATTCCAAAACTTGTCTGACTTACTCTTTGGTCATATAGGAATCCATTTTTATCGGTAGTTAAAGATGGTATTACTTCCATAAACAACGTCTTGAATCCTTTCGTAACATTCTGCATTATCGCATAATCATCTATACTATCAAAGACAAAAGCACCGTCTGACCTGTAGCCGCTACTCTCTGTATACGCTGCATTGAATATCTCTGCATCATGTCCATTACCCGACAAATCGTCTATGATGTTACGGGTAGGAGAAGAATTGTCCTTAAGTGATAAGTCGTAATAGACGTCCGGTTCCGGTATCGTGACCTTGCCAGACCTCCTGCCAAACAAAAGACTTGTACCAATACCAATCATAACCCTATATTAAATTGTGCAGTAGTGCCAGTAACAAACACCTTATCAATAAGATAAGGCATAGGAGAACCAATATAAGCAGACACTTCCGCCTCACTAATAGTATAAGTTTCAATAGAAGGAGCTCCACAGAGGTGTACTTTGACAGTTCCAGCAGTTAATGGAATGACCAGGAAGTTCTTATCACTATCGTGCTCCACAGAGATAAATCAAAATCCTCAGCAACCTGGCCAACTTCAAATGCTCTACTTATTGCAGTAATGCTTACTTGTCCTTCACCATTACTAATTCTAATCTTATTAGGATACATAACTTTATAAATTGTTTTAAATTAAAAAGGAGGAGGAACTTCATCGTCACCGAATTCATTCCTCCTCCTAACCTTTAAATATGTCAAACTTGAAAGAAAATTTCCAATCGTAAAAGTACAAGATTAATTCATATTAACCAACCTTTTCAAAGATTTTCAAATCTTTTTTGATTGTGTATGATTTCTTTATTGAGTTCATCTTGTATAAGTTCAATTACTTTTCTGGTCAATTCTTTATCTATATAGATATTCATTGTGTTAGATGCAATACGAATACGTTCATCTTCTTTCATCTTTTCCAATTCCTGTAGAGTTTGTCTATATCTATCGATATTCTTCTTTAGGAAAATTGCTGTTTGGAATACATCTTCTTTCATATTATTCTACAATTTCCGCATCACTTTCCGGCTCGTATTCCTTCTTTTCTTTTTCTTGGATAGGGGCGTTCTTCCACTGGTCAATAAAATGTTCAATGACACGTCGTCCATCCGTCACGACCTTTTCCAGTTTCTCGTCCGGTTCCAACAGTTCGTCTGCCATTGCTGCGGCTATGTGCTTTGCCTTCATTACCTCTTCCACAAGGTTGCTTTCTATCAGTTCACCCAGACTTTTCTTTGTCAGTAGGTTGAAGGTTAATCCTTCAATGATTTGTTTTCTCTTTGACATAGCGTTCAGCATAGCATTCATTTTGGGTGCGAACTGTTCTGCCTTCATATTCTCGAAGCTTTTGTCGTCAAATCCCTCGAACTTCTCTGCCGCCATGAACGCTACCTCGTATTCTTTAGGTGTCATTACTACACCTGCCTGCAAACACTCTATACAGAATAGGATAAACTTCACATTGTTTCTTAGGTCTTTTTCCATAATCTTCTTTATTTAGTCAATACATTCTTCAATTGGTATATCGTTTATTGTCACTATCTCCCAATCTCCATCCATCATCTCATAGATACAATTGATTGTTTTATGGTCTGCAATGATTTCTTCATCAACACCTTTCTTTCTCCAGGTGTTACTTTCTACCATTGCAGACCACTTTGTCCCTTCTTGGAACATCAATTTATTAGGGAGTTGTTTGTATGTTGATTCTATGAGCTGACTTAACGTCTCTTCTGTCATAGGTCAATCAATACTTCTCAAGATAAGTATCCCCTTTACTGTCTTTCCAGACGAGACATATCTCACCTTCTTTATCGATATTCACACTTTCGAATGTGATAGGATAACCATGATTCTCACCATCCTTTGTGACATAATGTGAAATCTTATAAGTGACTTCTTCATCCTTATCATACTTCTGGTAGAGTGAAGTGAATTCATCGTAAGTGAACGTCGTTGCTTCATGGTCTTTTTCAGTAGGAAACGATATCATGTAACGTACAAGTTTACCATCTTTCACCTCTGTGCCGACTATTGAATCAATCTTGAGTTCGTCAATGATATCAATCACTTCAGCACAACGAAGCCTCCAGTCGTCAGGATACTTCTTCTTGCAGCTAAGAAGGTCTACTTCATTACCCTTCAATAGCTCTACGAATTCTTTTTCTCTTTTCATGTTTTTAATTGTTTAATTATAGTTTATGATTGTAAGATGAGTAATACTATAACAAATGTATAACGTGGATTAATAATAGGGTTTAACGTACTTCTCATCTCACTGTGTAAAGATACTACTTCTCGTTCATCTTTTGTACCTGTCAAGTACTCTTTCGAGTAATGTTTTGGCACTCTCAATATCCTTCTTGTCTCTTGTAGTCAACTCGTCACTTATATTCAGTATACTATCAACAATCTTGAGTATTGTAGGAATACTTGATTTGAGCTTCGTCTGACCAGCTCTCGTCGTGTAGCTTATATTAAACTTATCCTTCTCCTTCTTGAGTGCTAATTGTGCTTCTCCAGACGTAGCAAAGTAGCCTACATTATAGGTCTTGCCATGATGATAGAAGGTCACTCTCCATGGCTTCTTCAAGTTCCCTTTTGTGTAGTATATATTCTTCATAGTCTCAATATATCTCGTCTACTTCAACATCAATTAGAGGTTCTATTCTATACACAAGTCCATTGTCAACTATCTTCTCAAACTTGATACCTGCTGCCTCAAGCTCCTCAGCTATTGCATTCCTGAACATCCATCTTGGTCTTAGGTAGATGTATTCATCATCTTTTTCAAGTGACAGGAGTATCTTGGTGGGAGAGTATTCTTCTTCCCGAATAATCTCCCTGATTCTCTTCATTGTGAGCTTCTTTGTCATAATGTCTTGATGAACATCTTTATTTTATGCAATTGCTCATATGACAACTCGCCCATATAATCAATGATATCCACGTAGAGATACTCTCGTTCACTATCTTCATAGAACCTTGTTCCAATCTCGTCACCATCGCCATTCTTTGCATAGAGCACTTCACATTCGTCCATGTAGAACTCTTTGTTACTCTTGTCTATGAATGAAATGAAACCTAATGTCGCTGTCTCGTCACATGTACCAGTACATGTCATTGTTACTACTTCGTCCTCGTTGAACAATAAGAACTTTACTTGGTCTCCTACACTCAATGGTCTAAATACTTCGTTCATAATCTTTTTGTTTTAAATTGTTACACATGTCTCTTCTTTTGATATTGTAAAGATACACCTTATTCTTCGACCACACAACAGGTCGACCATAAAATGTTGTCCAAATTGTGCACTTTTTTCTTCGTGTCCTTCCATTCTTATTTATAGAATCCTATGATTAGCAATTAGTCGATACACGCGTCAGATATCAATCTCGCTGCACAAAACGCTTTATTTTATTCATTTTACCTTATTTCCATAAAAATAGAAAGGCCTTAGCAATCATCGCGACTCCTAAGGCCTAAATTACGAGAAAATTTCACTAATTATGAACAACGAAATCAGTGTATATTATTAGTTTTCATCTGTCTTAGACGCTGTCTTATCAAGTCTTTCTTGCTTGTTCCTTCTTCCTCTTGAATTATCTCTGCTTCAGTGTATTCGATAGATTTCATTTCGTTTATGAACTGTTCGTTTTTCTTTTCCAAGTCGTTCCAATCGTATTGTTTTATGAGGTCTCCAGGTAGCATTATCTTCTCTTGTCCAAGGATATTCTTATTGAATCCGTTGAAGTCCTTATACCAGGAGCTTGCAAGTTGGTTTATCATTATCTCAGGTCTTATTCCTGACTTGGCACTTACGAGTCCAATGATTATACTGTTTATAGGTATATCACGCATTACTCTACTTATGTTCTCTCCTCCATGTATTGTTGCGTTTATATCTATTTTTCCGTCAACTGTAAGTTTGAGTTCATTCCCTTTTACTTCCTTTCTTGCTTGTTCCAGGATTGCTCTTATTTCTCGTGATATAATCAATGCTTTTGTCTCTTGACCTCTATCGATATAGTCTTCGTATTTGAGTTGTAGGTCCGTGAGTATATCATTAAGGATTTCTAATCGTCCCGCTTCTGTTGCTACACGATACTTATCACTCTTTACTACGTATTTATTTTGTCTATTTTCAATTATTGACTTATTTTCATTATAGAATTTTGTCAACTCTCCTTCTTCTAAATCATATCCTTCTCTCTTCTTGATTGTCTTCTTGACATCCTTTATTGAGTACATAGAGCCAAATAAGTCAAGAAGCATTGGTGTCAACTTTGCAAGCGCTTTACTTCTATCATTATATAAGTCAAATGTATGCATATATTTTGACCGTGCTCTATTGTATTGAGCAAGTAGTGGTACAATGACTTTTGCACGAATTTCAAGCGCATCTTTGATATCTTCTTCTTTTGCACCACGATTTTTCATTACTCCCTTGAGATTCACGTATTTAAGGTCAATTGAATGTAACACGCCATTGTGACCTTCATATGTGACAAATCTGTCGGGACATTCGTCTAATTTGATACGAATTCTTTCATATTCCACATAAGCATCTTGCATATGTTTAGAGGCTATCTGAACAAAGTCAGGAGCCTCCTTAATTATATCTTCTCTACTTACCTGTGTCATTTCTTATGTTACTTATTGTAATTATCGGTAAAGATATATAAAACATTCTTTCTATGCTATGGGTTTTGTGATTCAATACCAAATATCATTCATTAATTGTGTCTCTTCAACGATTTCTTCATTATCTTCTTGAGACATTACAAATTGTTCGAATGTGAGGTCTTCATCTTCTTGTTCTAATAGATAGTACATAATTTACGAATTTTGTTTATTGTAATACTTTTCAATTTCTTTCTTCATTATATCAATCTCCCAAGGATTGATTAAAAGTTCCATTTTCAATACCTTTGCTTGGTTCAAATAATCTCTCTTATTGTTATACTTTATGTTTTGTATTGAATGTACATCAAGCTCTACATAGTAAAGATTTTCTCTACCAATCACAATTGGTTCGAAATTCACACTATAGCAACTTACGTTATGATAATTCTCATTTTCGTCTTTATAGGTGAGTACGAAATTACATATGAAACCATCATTATTATCATTGTATATTTTTGTCACTCTCTTTTGATAGAGGTGTGCGAGTAATTTTTGTACCATTTTTCTTTTATTTATATAATAAGTTTTAACGCTTCTTGTATTCCTGCTTCAAGTGCTTCCTCGTAGGTGACATATACTTTATAGCCATTCCCTTTGTTTATTTCGTTCTCCATCCAGTCGCTTTCTTCTGTTGGAACATTGAAATCACAAAAAGAAAGCGTCCATCTTTTTCCAATAACAGGTTCTACATATACATACACACCTCTTATTTCACGCAGCCACTTTTGGGCAATGGATTGAGTTGGAGCAGAGATAGAGTAAACGTCTGTATTATAATTCTGGGCATCGTAGCTTTCATCTATCTCATACTCAGGACCACTACCTCCTTTATACACCAATTCATAAAAGCTATTAACATCTTCTTTAAATCCTGCCGCCTTTAGTAGCTTCGCTGTCTCTAATGTCACAAGTTCTTCTGTCATAGCTGTATAAATAGTCTAATTGTTAGAACAATAGTCGTAATGATAAAGATTAATGCGAAATGTTTCCATATTTTTACAGTAGCCTCTAAACCGTACTTCCGTTTGTCAAACTCACTTAAGGCATAATTCAAAGCCTCGTCTTTCAATCCCTTAAGCTTATCATTCAAAGCCTCGGTTATATCGTCTGCGATAGTATACTTTACCTTTTCTGACACGGATTCCGGATATCCTCTTTCCTCATAGTTCAATTCACTCAACAAGTCATAATGAAATATATAAGGTACTCCGTTCACTTCGTAGGAAAGTTTAATACCGCTATCTTTCACGTATTCCAAAAACTTTTCCTCGGCAATCTCGTTTATCCTTTCTTGGTTGGATTCTGCCTTCTTCTTTATCTCATTAAAATATTCCTCGTCAACAATTACACAGTTGTTTTCAAGTTTCATTACATGTGCTTCCATAGTTATTCTCCTTTCTGATTCTTCTACCAAGTCAAAGAATGTATTAGCATAACAAACATGCTCGTCTATCATTATACATATTCCATCACCGGGATAATATTCACACGAAACATTATTGTCCCAATCTATATGTTTTTGTGCTTCTTTGGCTACACAGTCACAAGCAATCATATACTCTATGTATTTATTAGATGCTTTTCTTATTTTGTCAAATATATTTCCTTTCATTTCTTTGTCTCCTTCTTTATCTTTTCATAGCACTCTTTACAAAAAACAAACACCTTTCCGTTATTGATTTTAACTTTAAAACCATCTCTCCTTAAATCAGTGCAAGTAGGTTTTAATTCTGCATAGTGATTTAAACCTTTTCCGCACAAATCACACGAAACTTCATACCATTTCTTTATCATTTTCAATCTCTTTTCTATTACTCAATACATAAAACAATTCCCCTGCGTATCATATCTTCTAACTCTCTTTCAGAAAACTCGTCGAATGAATACTTGTCCATAGTACAGAAATGATACCTTACAGAATGCTTTTCATAATTGATATTTTTATGATAATCAATCATTACATCACTTATAACCGTTTCGATAATCTTACCGTTTACAACAAAAGAAAAACGTGTTCCAACATCATAACATACCTTCTTAAACAAAAGAACTTTCCTTTCATTCATTTTCAATCTCCTTTCTCATTAAAACATATTACTATTAGAAGGATTATACTTCTTATATTCCTCAAAAGCAAGCTCTAACATATCTTCTTCACTTATATGCTGCAAAACAATATCTTTCTCTGTATATACTCTACATTCCTCTCCTTTTAAATCCTTCCATTTTCTTTTTCCTTGCTCTCTTTGCTGTAACTTGAATTTATACTTTGCCGGACGGTTCCATTCTATAGACAAGTTGCATATCAACTTGTATTCTATATTCTCTTTTTTAATAATCTTTTCTATCATAACACTTCACTTTTTAGGATTATTGTTACGCTTTTCAACAAGTTGAAGATTCTGTGGAAGGAATGTCCTTAATTCGCCATCTATCTCAAGATGATAATACTTCGTACTTCCAGTTCCACATATACTTGCTATTCTACTCACCTTACCTACTAACATCAAGTTTGAACAATGTAGGATTTTCACTCTATCTCCTACTCCAAAGTTTTGATTCTTTGATTTTGCCATCGTTTATAATTGTTTAAAAGGAAAACTGTTCAAGTTTGCAGTAAATTAACAAATAAGTTGGGTTGAACAAAATAAACAACTTGAAACAGTTTTCCTTATTTGATAAAAATACAATTTTGTTATCAATTAAATGATTTGAAGTTACTCGATTCCTTTTAAAAAGGAGACATCTTCAAGCTGCTCACTCATCCGCATTATTCGAAGAATCTTCTCCCATTTTTCAGGAGTCATTTCTGTATCATCTGATTCTGCATCTTCACTAAAAATATCGTATTTATTCAGAAATGCTTCGTATAAATCGTTCATCATCGACTTAACCTCTTTCTTCCATATGGATGCCTGCTTGTGCTTCTTTTTTAAGCAGGTTCCGCAATTTATCGTGTTCACTTTTACACTTCTTACATGTACCAACATGTCCATCTTTACAATTATCATTCATATGAAATTGGTCTAATGGTAATTCTCTACCACATTTCTTACACACTTTAGTCTTTACTTCGTTTTCCATAATTATTACAATATTAATGTTTTGATGACTCTACCTGAATTTGCTAAGTGACTTTCAATCTCATTTAAATTCAATTGAAAACCTGATGTGAGACTATTAACAGTCAATACTATGAGATTAGAATTAGGGATTATCTCATAAACTCCTTTCATGAATTTACCGTATTCCCACAATAATGTATCGAGATTGTCTATCACATCTGTCCTAAGACACTCGATAATAAATGTACTGATTTTTGATTTCATATTTTCTCGTTTTTAATTATTATTCTTTTGGATGTCTAAAGATACTACTTTTCTATGAGATACCAAAAGTTTATGTCCAAATTGTGTATCAAATTAATATATATTAAGAAAGGACCTTGTTTCACAACAAAGCCCCTTCAAAACTCTAATATACAAACATGGCTAACACGTAATAAACTCTTCAATCTTAGTTTCTTTAATATCAACAACACGTGTCTCGCTGAAAAAATCTTGATTTAGAATCTTACTCATCATTTCACTTGCTTTCGTAGAACTTTCAGATTGTATGAGATATTGTATCTTATTTTCTTTCACTTTACCTCTCATATCAGTCTCGAACCATAATCCTTTACATAAGAACCATAATCCTTTTCCTGAATGAATACCAGAAATATTCATTTCTTTGATAGGACTAATATCAAACTCAACATCGATATTCTCATTGCCCCACTTAGTAGCAATTGCTTCTGCATCAGTATAATTAATTGCTGAACAAGCAATCACATTCTGACACTTTTTCATTCTCCTACTTGCAGAATTTTCATCTTCTGCCCAATAAGAAATTGTTATTTCAAAGTACTTGTGCAACATCTTCTTAAATAGTCAACATTCTTCTTAATTAGTTCGATATCTTCTTCTTTCACCTCTTTCTCAAAGTAATCTGGAGGTGTAGGTATTCTTTTGAATACACCTTCCTTCTCAATTTCCACACCATGCAGTGCTGACAAGATAGGATAACAACTATCAGTTGACCTTATTGCATGATGATTAGTGTTATAACACCTGAATTCTATTGGATTTCCTTGTCCTAAGAAATGCAATGGTTTACGTAGCAGGTCTTGCTCTTCGAGTTTTGCAACCAATAAGGTTCTTGCTTCTGCAATGTCCGGATTCTTCATAATGTGAGGAATTGCTTTCTTACTCATACCAATACAAGAAACAAAATCGTTATGCAAGAAATACTTGTAACATTCTATCCAATCTTCATAAGTATCACCTTGTGGACATGCAAGAATATTGGTTCTCTTATAGAGGGAACCTTTTCTTCTTGCATCTTTCATCCAGTTGAGGAATTGATTGAAGTTGTTCAACGTTTCTTCTTTGTTATAAAGAACATCGAGAGGTATCACTTCATTAGGTTGGATTTCAAGTGTCAATTTGAACAATTCTTTATTGGTCAATACTTCACCTTCATCTCCCACACCTGAGTCAAGTATAGTGAAACGACCTTGTTTAACGGCATTCTTCGTATATTCACGATACTTTTCGTCTCTTTTGTAAAGTTGTCCAAGTATATAGAAGTTCTTATCTCCTAATTCACTCAATTCCAAATGATTCGTAGGAGGGGTAACGAATATTTTCATAACTTTTTAATTAAATTTAATTTCTACTTTATCTTTTAATTCTGGTGCTGTTACAAGATGAATAATAAAGTCTTTAAGACCTATTTCAGCATCACCTTTTTCAATATCCTCAAAAGAATAATTCGTATTCTTAATTTCCTTTGATACTTTCTCAAAACGTTTTCTTCTTGTTTCCTCTTTCACAGATAATACAGTAACTGTAAAGTCAACTTTAGAAGAATTTTGAACTAACGTCTCTATAATCTTATCGAATAGACTTTTTTGTCTACAACCTACAATATATATCTTGTCAATAGATTTCAAGTTCCATTCAAATAAAATCTTTGAGCATATTCTTTCACAAAGTACCTCACTGAGACCTGAGTCGAATGTCCTCATTTCAGAATAGGTCAATTTACGGACTATATCACCGACTTCAACAACACCATCATTCTTTTGCTTCACTTTATTCACATATGTGGTCTTACCTGAGAAAGCTTCACCTACTACAAACTCAATCTTAGGGAGTTCTACTATTAGCTTTTTAAATGCTTCATTGAAGTTTTTAGGTTTTTCTTCAGTAGAGTCATCTTTCACTTCCACTTTCTCAACTATAGCATAATTTTCACCATCTTCACTGACCTCGACTGAGTCAAAATCAAATTGCTTCAAGATATCTTTTGCAATCATTTCGCATGACATGGAGCCAAAATCATAGCATTCGCAACCTGATTCAAATACTGGGAATTTTCGGTTTATATATTGTTTTACTTTTCTCCTTAGCAATATAAACTCTTCATCACGATTATCGTGATTAACCCGTTTTTTACAATTGAATTTAAAGATATGTCTGTGAGATTGTTCTAAGAACTTTACCAACTCACCATGATTTTTTGATGCATCAGGATAATTATGAAATCCTTCTACTTCAAAACGAATTCCAATAGATGTTTGTAATTTGTTCATAATCTAATAAGTTATTTTAAAACGTCTTTTAATTGTTTCTTTATCTGCAATACCATAAACTAAACAGTAATCTTTCTTTTTCTTCTGACAAAATTGAACTGGACCTCTATAGATGCATTTACCGTCAAGAAAAAGTCTCATAATCTTTTCACCATTAATGTTTTTGTTTCTTGAGGCTTGTTTTATTACCTCAGGAGAAACTTTATCAGTCCAACCATTTTTATGATAGATGAATGATTTTAATTGTTCGTCCATACTTCATTTTTCTTATTTAAAGATAAGGCTAATTTGTGCGTTCACCAGCGTTTTAGTACACAAATTAGCCTTAATGGATTTATCTCAATTCACATGAACCACCTGCACAAGCAGTCGCTACATTCTCACCTACATTCTTATATTCTTGTTCCCATTCAACATTCTCCCAGTCAATTGGTTTTTGATTTTTAATCTTCTGCCATTGATGGAATATATTCACATGTTTCAAGCAACGTGAGCATTTTTCATCATCACCCTCAAAATAATTCTTAGAGAACTTCTTGAATCTACGGACCCAATCATTCCTCATTTTAATTTTGTGTTGCAAATAAGAAGAAATTGCATTAACGTCACTGATACACAATCCATCTATAGTCACAAGAAGTTTACCATCTTTAATGTGTTTTTTGATGAATGAAAGTAGATAATCGTCAGTATAGACCAATAAATCATTAGCCTTACCAGTCGCTGCATTACAAGCTGTCCATATATCACCAAAGACTTGTAATCCATCTACAATAAGACCTGAAGAAAGAATTGCACCTTGTCCATATGTATCAGCAAGCTCTTTTTCATCAAGATAAGAAGTGTAAGGAGCTTGTGGATAATCGAGGTCACCAGTTTCAGGTAGGAAACTTAATCCACAGAATCCATCTTTGTGTTCCCATATCCAATCTGCAATTTCACTCCACTCATCTTCTTTGACTGATACTGTACAACTTACATTGTGATGATATTTAGGTTTAGCTATTGAAGATGGATGCTCTGTATTAGTACCTTCTATAATCCAACCTTTCTCAGTAGTATAAATTCTATAAAGAAAATCAAGAGTACTGAAATTTGTACGAACCATTGTTTCATCATCGAGTTCAATAGGGAAAGATAATACAGTTTCGCCTTTCTTGTTCCAAAATGAAGGATTTGTAATATCTGGATTCAATTTAATAACTTCTTTCAATGCCTGCTCATTGTTATTCGCTTGAATATTACGAATATACTTACGAAAATGATAAGCATGAATACCAGAGCCGCATCCAAGCAATTGTGACGCGTTTCCTGAAGGTTTGATTACGGTCGTTCTTGCTGCAGCATTTATTCCAATAATCGCAGCAACTTCTTTATTCACTTCTTTTACGATTCTTGCACCTTTTCTTTGTATTCTTTCATTAAAAAGAATATTAGGATTATCTGCCATGCCAGTGATACCAACACCAAGTAACGCATCACGCTTCATTATCTTACGTGTAGCTTCTGAAAGTAACGGTAGATTTTCAGTATAAGCTGCTTGAAATGTACCTAATATAGCTGCTGCACGACATGCTTTATAGAAGTCTTCTTCAGATTTAACTTTCTTTCCATTGATTTCCGTAAGGTTGCAAAAAGACCATCCATATTCAACAGTACCATCTTCATTTTTATATTGGGGATAAAGAGCTGCTTCGCAATTATGAACAAATATACCTTCGCTAAACATATAATCATCTTGACCTTTTGTTATTATAGCAAAATTATGTTCATTCACTTCAACTTCAATATCGTATACATCTTCCGTTATATTAAGTCTCTTTATTTCTGAAACGTAAACATCTTCGCAATATGAAGAGTAATTCTTTTTAGATTTTTCAATAATTACACGTTCATCTTTTATTTCTTGATATTCTAATTCACCTTTAACATATTTTTTAAACAAAGAAAAATCTTTATTAAATCTATTTTTAGAAAATCCTAAAGGAAATCTTTCATCTACTTTATTGCAAAGTTTATATGAAATTTTACCATAAAGTTCTAAAGTTTTCCTACCTACTTCAATCAATTCAAGATTAGATAATCCTTTATATCTACCATTACCACTTAAAGTGCTTTTAATAGAACAATTATGAGTCATTCTATCTAATTCTTCTTGAGAATAAGAATAAATGTTTTTAGGATTACCTTTACCTTTTCTACGTTCAGATGTTTTTTCTAAATGTTTTTCTCTTGTCAATAATTCAAGATTGTCTATAAAATCACCTTTATCATCTTCAATATGGTCTATTTCAAATCCTTTAGGTTTCGGTCCATTATAAAACTCCCAAAGCATTCGATATTGTCTTGCATAACCATTCGATAGATTATTGATTGTTCTATATTTAACAGATTTTACACTATAAAATTTTGATAATGTTTTATTCAATGATTGTTCTGCTAAAACATAATCTCCGTCTTTTAATCTTAAAAAATGGTCTTTTGTGCATCTAAAAGAAGAGCCGTTAGATAAAACGATTTCAATTAATTCTTTCTTACCTGTCCAAAAAGCTTTAGCATTGGTAATTTTAACAGAATTTTTATCAGTCTTATAATAAACAGGAAACTCTTTACCAATTTCTGATAATTCTTTAATAGAAACAGCATTTCTACCGTCAGCAACTGCAATTAATGTATCTCCAGCAAAGCAACATGGATTTACCACCATTTCAGTGTCAGGCATGAATAATAATCCTGGTTCTCCATATTGTTTGATATATTCAAATATCTTGTCGTACTTTTCTTTAGGAGTGTCTTCGTAGATTGCTACAGAATTATTACATCTACACAATTCCGGATGGGATAAGAACCAATCTCCAGTCTTACATTGCAACATTTCTTCATCATCAATATCAAAGATAGAAATCATTGCACTCCTTCTTATACCACCACTTATTACAGCGTCAGCAATGATACATGACATAAGATGAAGTTCAAAAGGTCTTAGTTTTCTGCCCTTTGCCTTACTTAAAATCTTACGTAACTTATCATGACAAACTTTCAACGGTTCTGGTCCAGGTGCTTTAAATCCACCACTTACAAAAGCACCTTCTGGTCTAATATGTGAATAATCGAATTCGATATCACTCAATCCTTTATAATATGATTCAATCAATAGACCAGTAGATAAAGCCCAACCTTCAATCGAATCTTCTATGACTGTACTAACCTTTTTAGAATTATCGATTCCTTTAACAATAGGTAATTGTTTAATATGTACTTTCTGAACTGAAAATCCTGTACCACATCCAGACAATAAAAGTTCCATTAATTCCTGGAAAAACTCAATTCTATTACAGTAACTTCCAGAACAATTGAAAGACCTAAAGTTATTTCTCAACAATTGAGGACCACCATATTGTAAAGACCTTTGAGAGCCAAGTACTTCTTGATTATAATATGCTGACCAAGCCTCTTGAAATACTTTATTGAAAGCATCTTTATTTTCATCTTTGATTTTTCCATTGAAAAACTCATAATGCATTTCCATAACTCGACTGACAGATTCCGGCCATGTCTCTTTCTTACCATCAGGCTTTACTCTCGAATACTTACTGTAGAATATGTAGTCTGAGATTATATCTCGACTATCTATACGTTCATTACTCATTTTTATTCATTTGATTTTTCACGAATTTCTTCTGCATCTGCAGGTAGAAGTATACAAACAGGGATAGAAGGGACTTGAAACATCAATGGTATATTGTCCGTTGATGCATCTTTATCCTTTGATTGTATCTTGCCGATTATTTCGTTAAAAATACTTCTTTCTATATAAAGATATAGAGGTTTGGGTTTATACTTTTCATCTTTTTGTAATTGTATCTTTTCAATTGCAAGATGTGTCTGTAATATTTCTTCATCTGGAAGATACGGTACAAGTTCTTTTATCTTATTTGCACAAATCGCAGAAAAAGATTTCCCAGGTTTTATGACCTGAATGTATAATTTGATTTTCTTCATGATTATAAAATTTTATAGATTCCTTTATCAATTCTTTCCAACTTACCTTCTTTAATTAGAGATTGAAACCAATAGTCAACTCCTGCTCTAATAGTGCCAGGTTGAAACTTGTTCATATTATTGATTTTTCTAACTAATTCGTTTCTCTTGATAATACCAGATTCCTCATTCTTCATCAATTTATTAGCAGCATCTACTACTGTATAAATGTTGTCTAATCTATCTTCTCTCATATTGAACAATAAACTAATTCTTTCCGTGCTCTTGTAATAGCAACGAACTTTAAACAATATTCACTATAAATTGCTTCTTCAGTTATAGCATGTGTACTTGGAATAAGACCCTGGTTCAAGAAGAACACTCTATCAGCCTCAAGTCCTTTTGACTTATGGATAGTACTTAATACAATACCTTCAGTTTCGTCTGTATAAATTCGTTTGATATTGTTTTCAAGACTTTCCATATTATTCCATACGCAATATAATCTTTGTAGGATTAAACACTTTTCAACGAGGTTCAAATATGAAGGATTATTAATTGCTGCAGAATAAGATAAACCTTTTTCTTTCAGACTTTCAATTTTTTCTTCTTTAAGCCTTTCAAGGTCGTCAATACAGTTTATCTTATCAGTCAAAGCACATAATGCGTTACCAAAGTCTCTCCCTTTAATCGTAGCCTTCTTACCTTCTTTAAGAAGTCCAATAAACACTTCAATTAGAGGGAGATTATTCCTGCATAATACAAAGTCACCTACTTGAGCCTCTTGATATTCACCATTTCTTACGATACCATCAATTGCATTAGGTGCAGCTTCGATTCCTAACGAGAATACCTTCTTAGCCTCCTCAACAATTTTCTTAGCACAACGATATGTTACATCTAACGGCAATACTGCTGTATTCGGCAGATTTTGCAAAAGTCTAAAGTTCGATACGCTGGACCCAGAAAATTGGTAAATACACTGTTTTTCGTCGCCCACAGAAATTAATCTACCAAATTTTGGCTTGATAAATTGCTGAGTCAATTCTCTTTGCAATACATTCTGGTCTTGGACTTCATCTAAAAATACGACGTCGTATTTAGGAAAATCTTTGTCATCAAGCAATGTATATGGTAACCACAACATATCAGTGAAATCCATCTGGAATTCTTTATTACCATTGATTTTTAACGCACTCTTACTCCATTCGTATTCAATCTTTTGAATATCTTCAATCATCCTGTCACGAAATTCAATATCTTTCTCAATACATAACAAAGGAATATCTCTTTCGTAGTCAACCAATAAGTTCATTCTAATTGTGTTCCATATATCCTGAAGTTCAAATAGATATCTCATCTGTTGTTTCTGAGGTATATCTTTAACATCTAATATTTTCCTTGCTAATTGAAAACATTTATTCTCGTTCAATTTCATCTTAAATGAGAAATTGTAGAATAATACTTTCAATCCTTTTGCATGAAAAGTATTGACTTCAATCCTTTCAGGAACTTTCAATTTGAGTTCTTCAGCGATACTCTTATTGAATGCCATAAACAAGACTTTCTTTCCTGGAGATGTCCTTTTGCAGCATTCAATAATAGTATGTGACTTTCCTGAACCGGCTGTGGCACTTATAGCAATATTCTTTCTTGTCTGTTCGTATGTATCGAAAATGGCTAACTGTCTGTCACTCCATTTCATTTTGTAAAGTAGGTTAACTGGTTAATATAATCAACTAATGATTTATAGTCCTTTTCGCGTTTCATGTCCATTTTCTTCTTAATTACGCTCAGAACGTCACCGAATTCTGTATTATTGTAGAAAACAGTCCTGTTGTAGTCTATTTTGTTTACTACCCATATGTCTACATCCACATCTTCTATTTTTATACGATATAGAGGGCTTGTTTCCGGATATTCGGAAAGGGTGTCGCTTTTCATGTCCTTGTTTATCCTTGCCATCGTACTTAGAGCACGCAGAGAATCGTCACTTATCCCCTCTATCTCTATATCCAGGTCGTGCGGTTCAACACAAAATCCGTGTACATACATTGCCATGCTTCCACCAACAACCATACGTTTACACTGCAAACTGTTCCTTAATACGTTAAAAACTTTAAACAATTTATTAACTTTCTCTTCTTTAGTAAAAACAAAATCTTCATTCATAATTCTTCAATTTTATCAGGTTCGTAATATTCAAAATTCTTATAATCAGCTAAAGCATCAGCAACTGCATTTCCATATACAATAGGGTCAGATAAGTCAGTTCCATGTCCTCTTGTCCATTTCAATCTTACTCTCATCTTCTTACTTTTATAAATTATATCCGCCACTTTTTTCCATAAATCGACATTAGCACAACCTTCCCAATTGTTTTGAATATAGGTGAATAATTTCTTAGTACCATTCACAACATATTCACTATCACTCCATACTGTTACGTTTGATGGTTCAGATTTATTTACAGCTTCTAATGCAGAAAGAAAAGCTCTCAATTCGCATCTACTTATAGTAGTGTCACAATATCCTTTTGATATGAAATATTCTTTATCGTCACATTGTATATAAACACCAATGCCACCCTTACGAATTTTCCAATTGCAACTACCATCTGTAAAAATGATTATATTCCTTCTTTCCATACCTAAAGATACCAACTTTTTATCTGTTATTGACCAATAGATGCTTTATATTTCTTCAATAAAGCCATATCAAGGGACACGTTTTCACTTGAAGAGACATTCTCAATACCTTTATTCACAGCATTAGTGACAAGTGTCTTTTCGTCTAAGATTTCCTTTATCCTTATATCAATAGTATCTTGTGACATTATATAATACACATTAGTACTATTCTTCTGTCCCATTCTATCTAATCGTGCTATTGCTTGTTCAAGATGAGAAGGTCCATTAGGATACTCAATGAATATCATATTACTACACACTTGTTGAAGTCCATCTACTCCAGTTGATAATGTAGCAATATTCGCAAACAAGAATTGTTTACTCTTCTTCCATCTCTCAACTCTCGCCATCTTTTCTTCTGTAGAAGTCTGACCGATAATAAGTTCACTATCCTTTTTGAATTCTTTATGTAATTGTTCCAATGGCTCTGTGAGTGTTCCAAAAACCAACACTTTCAATTCTTCATCAGCTTCTTTCCAATCTTTCAAGAATTGGATTATAAACTTCAATTTGCCTTTTAAAGATAATTTCTTCAAATTAGCAATTCTCACGAGATGTTCTGCTCTTTTAGCACGTTCTGCTGCCTCAATATCGAACTCTTCAAGATAGGCGATAAGGTCATCTTCTGCCTTTTTATATTCTTTTGTATTGGTGATTGGACTATCTATCACTTGCTCTATCACTTCAGGAAGTTCAGTCAATACTTCATTCTTATTCTTCCTGAAATAGCAATAATGATTTATTATCTCATACAATTCAGAAGTATATGATGCACCAGTAGAATCAAGTCCAAACCTCGTCATCCTTGCATTGCAATATCTATAGAGGAAATACTTCAAGTCAGGGAATATATCGAATCTACCTATTATTTTCAGGATATTGATTATTTCTTGAGGACGGTTCATTATAACAGTACCACTTAAAGCATATACCTTATTGGCTTTTTCAACTATTTTCATCACTGCTTTCGAACGTAATGATTTAGGATTTTTGCACAAGTGCACTTCATCCAATATTACAGCTCCCCATTTCTTCGAAAGAGACCTTGTATATCTCAATTGCATATCGTTCTTAGACTTTCCTCTTTTATAGAGATAATCGTAATTTATCACAGTCACATCAGCTTTCCAATCTGTATTCTCACTATCTTTAGAATCTATGATATGAACACTTCTTTTAGGGTTCCATCTGTTCCATTCTTTCAACCAACTTGACTTGACTGTAGATGGACATATGATAAGACATGGAAATAAATCAAGAGTTTCGACACACAAAAGGCTCTGTGAAGTTTTACCGAGTCCCATCTCACAACCATTGATACAGTTACCGTGATTTATCATATATGTTATACCTTCTATCTGATATGGTCTTGGTATCATTGGAAAGTTCAGATACTCAACCATCTCTTTAAGAAGCTCCTCGTCAATCATCTTATGAATAGGTTTAAGCTCTATGTCACGAGGTTGAATCACCTTTTTATTCACAAATCCATTATCTTCAAGAAATCCCTTGAACTTCGAAGAATTCTCTAAATTCAACTGTGTATACCATTCTTTAGT